GTGTGGGCCCCGTGCCCGCGGCTGAGCGGCCCGCTGGCGGTCTTAGACGACTGGACCCAACCTGGGGAGCACGCGGGCGGCGTGGACGGCGCCAGCGGCGCTGTAGGTGGCGTCGATGGGGGCTTTTCCCCGGCGGGCGAATCGCCACCCGTCACCCTGCGGTAGCTGCTGCGTCTGCCGAACGTGAAGATCCTGGAGCGGGTCATTCAGGTGGAGTAGGTGGCCGGCGGCTGCCTGCTCCTCCAGGCCCATGCACGCGCGCACGACGTCCTCAGCCCGGATCGGCTCCATGATCACGTTGGAGACGCGGCGGCCTGCGAACGCGTCGGCGACGGCGGCGGCCGGGCCGCCCGGGAACCATACGCACTTACGCGGCCTGATTGTCTTCAATAGGCCGGGCAGGTCAGCGCGTAGCTGCTTGCGGCACTCGTAGCCGTCCCATGAATGCACCACCTCGATATGCGTAATCCCGTCGAGGGTGACGGCCGCGGTTAGTGTGGCGTGCGTGCGGTCTTCGGCCACGTCGAAACACAGGGCCACGTGCCGGCGGTGCTCGGCCATGTTGAGCGGGTTGACGCCGGGTTTGATCCCGCACGCGTTCCAGTCCTCGATGCGGATCGCCGCCTCCAGCAAATCGACGCGTTGGCAGAGCATCTCGATCCGGAAACGGGTGAGGGTCTCCCCCCCGGCCGCCATGGCCGCCCGGGCCTGGCCTACCAAGGCGTCTAGCTGCACTCGGTGTCCTAGTCCGGGATTCGCCTGGGCGAGCGCGGCAACGTCGTCGGCGGGCATCCCCGATGGTGCGCTCCAGGACGCGAGGAACGTGCGGCGGTCGCCGTCGCCGGTTTGGATGAACTGCTCCGCCGCGTCGTGTTCCTCGTGCAGCACGATCGACTCTGTGTCTCCCTCGTTGCTGATGCACACGAGTAGGGCGTTGGCTACGGCGTTCATGGCTGGTACGATCGCGTCCCATGTGTCGCGGTTGCGGTGCTCGCGGAGTTCGTCGAGTAAGGCCCGGTCTAGGGTGTCGCCCCGGCCGGCGCGCCGGGTCGGTGCCGCGAAACGGTAGTGTGAGCCGTGGGTGTTCCAGAAGTCCTCTTCGCCGATTTGCAGCGTGGTGTGCCGGGGGGCGAGGTGCTCCGCGAGTAGCGGAATTTTCTCGGCCATGTCCACGACTTTCTTCCATGATCGTTTCGCCCCGGCCCGGTCGGTGCTGGTCGCGACAATCTCACCGACCCGTTCGACCCACATCCAGTACAAGATCAGCAGGCGGGTGAACACGGTCTTCCCGTTCTGTCGGGCGACCAAGATGATCGCCTTCCGGTACCGGGGTGTCCCGTCCGGGAATAGCTCTCCCAGGTGCACGGCTAGCCACGCCTGCCACGGGTCGAGTGGCCACCCGATGAGGGCGCAGAAGTCGATGAAGTCGTGGCCCCACGACGCGGCCGGGTCAGAAAGGTCCCTCAGTGGTGGCGTCCACAATCTGGGCTCGACCGCGCCGACGATGGGCAAGCTGGTCGATGGGGTTGGCGCTGGGCTTGTCACCGGTGCTCGCATTCTGGGCGGCGGCCCGCGCCCGGGGTGTCAGCTGGAGCGATTCCAGGGCGGCCAGCAGTTTGGGTCCCAGGTCGGACGCCACGCTGTGCGCCGACAGGGCTGCCTCGATCACCGGTGCGTACTTCTCGGCGTGCCGGTCTTCGTGCCCGTTCACCCAGCGCAGGGCGGCTGCGTACTTGGCTGCGGGTGCGGCGTTGTCGATGAGGCCGGCGTACGTCAGAGCGAGCGCGAGGGCGGCGCCGTCCCGGTCGTCGGGCTTCAGGCCAGCGGCGGCGGCAGTGACAATCTCGACCAACATGGGACCGACGATACCGAGGGTGACTTCTACCTGGTGGGGGTATCGTGTGGTCATGCGTTGGCCGTGGCAGTCCCGTGAAGCGACTCCGGCCGTGGGGAATACGTCCATCTCGGTCGCTGATCCCACCCTGGCCGCCCTGTTTACTCCGGGTGGCCTGGTTGACCTGGCTGGCGTTTCGGTGGGCGAGACGTCGGCGCTTGGCCTTTCGGCGCTGTATCGCGCCCTCTCCCTGGTTTCCGGCACTCTGGCGTCGCTGCCGATGAACTCATGGCGGCCGGCCGGTGACGCTGACCAGCGGGAGAAGATTGTCACCGTCTTCGACGAGCCTGACGGTCCGGACGAACAGACGGTGTTCGAGTGGAAAGAGACCGCGTTCCTGCATCAGATGCTCCATGGGCGGGCGGGCGCGTTGAAGGTCCGCAACGGGGCGGGCGGGCTGACCCGGCTGCCGCTGGTCCACCCACTGTCGTTCCGGGTGGAGCAACCCACCAAGGACGAGTATCGCGACCCAGCCAAGATGCCGGTCGGTGGGGTCTGGTTCGACGTGACCCTTGACAATGCGAGCCAGATTCGGATGGACGCGCGGGACTTCTGGTACGCCCCCGCCGCGTCGGTGGGCGGTCAGGTGGGTATGGGCCTGCTCGGCTACGCCCGGCAGTCGCTGGCGACCGGGATTGCCGGTGACCGGGCGGCAGCGAAGGTGTTCGCCTCCGGTGCGCTGATCTCCGGCCTGGCGACCCCAGCTGATGAGGGCCTGGACATCTCCGACGACATCCCGAAGATCCGCGACGAACTGAACCGCAACGTCCTGGGTCATGAGAACGCGGGCACGATCGCCCTGGTGAACCGGCGTCTCAACTTCACCCCCTGGACGATGACCGCGCAACAGGCGCAGTTCCTGGAGTCGCGACAGTTCCAGGTCGAGGAGATCGCCCGCTTGACGGGTGTGCCGCCTCACCTGTTGATGCAGACCGACAAGCAGACCTCGTGGGGTACCGGGGTGGACGAGCAGAACCGAGGGCTGTCTAAGTTCGTGCTCGGGCACTGGGCGAACCGGTTCGAGCAGCGCGCCACCCGTCTGCTGCGTCGCCCTCGGTGGTGCGAGTTCGATTTCGCCGCACTGGAGCGTCCTAACTACGCCGTGGAGGCGGATATCGACCTGAAGGAAGTCGTGGCCGGAGTGATGACCCGGGACGAGTACCGGGCCAAGCGTGGCCGCCCGGCCCTGGAAGGCGGGGGGCCCGATGCGCCAGCCGAGTAACGTCGCCGCACTCCGGTCGATGTGGCGCGCCGCGAGCAGTGTCCGCCCGGAGACCGCCGCGTGTTTCCGGATGGTCGCCGCCGACACCCCCCGCCTGTACGTGTTCGGGATGATCGGCGGCTACGACGCGGACGCCACCGAGTTCGTTCAGGCGGTGCACGCTCTCGACGTGCCGGCCATGGAGGTGCACGTCAACTCTGTGGGCGGGTTCGTGTGGGATGCCTTGTCCATGTATGAGGCGTTGAAGAGTCACCCGGCCATGGTGACTGCGTACGTAGACGGCCTGGCCGCCAGCGCCGCGAGCTTCCTGATCCAGGCCGGCGACGCCCGGGTCATGGCGACCGGCTCCCGGATGATGATCCACGACGCTCAGATGGTCGCAGTCGGCTCCCCGGCGGAGGTTAGGGAGATGGCTGATATCGGTGACGCCGTGTCGAACGACATCGCGTCCGTGTACGCGGAACGGGCGGGCGGCAAGCCTGCCGCGTGGCGGCAGGCGATGACCGCCACCACCTGGTATTCGGCGGAGGAGGCGGTCGGCGCGAGGCTGGCTGACCGGGTCGCCGTCAAGCAATCGGGGCCGGACAACCGGACCCGGCTCATCTCGGCGCGCAACCGTGCCCTGACCACCCCTACCAACCTTCTGGAAATGAGCGAGCTGTGAGGACGATTGAAGAAATCATCGCGGCGATGACGGCGCTCGTCGAGGGGGCCGCGGACCGCAGCCTCACCGACGACGAGGCCTCTGAGTATGAGGCCCTGGAGACCGAACTGAAGGCCGCGCAGCGGGACGGGCAGATCCGCGCCCGCAACTCCGCCTACACCACCACGGTCACTCCGGTGGGTGTGCCGAAGGGTGGCGCCCGGCCGGAGGAGGACAGCCTGGACGAGGCGTTCACCGCCTATCTGCGCACGGGTCAACCCAACGCGGACATCGCGGGTCTTCGGGTCTCCAACGCGCAGTCAGCTGGGTCCGACCCGGGAGGCGGGTTCATGGTGCCGCCCGGCTTCCGTCAGAAGCTTGTCGAGGTGCGCAAAGGGTTCGGTGGACTGGCTCCGGAGGTAGACGAGTTCACCACGGAGAACGGCGCCTCGATGGAGTATCCGACCGTCGACGACACGGCGAACGTTGGTCAGATTACGGCGGAGGGCGCCGCGTTCGCCGGCGGCGCTGACCTGGTGTTCGGTACGGTCCTGCTAGGCGCGTTCAAGTACACTGCCGCGGGCACGGGTAACCTCCCGTTGAAGGTGTCTGTGGAGCTGCTTCAGGATGCCGCGTTCGATGTGCAGTCAATGCTTGCCCGCAAGCTAGGTGAGCGGATTGCCCGCAAGCAGGCCACGGACTGGGTGAACGGTGCGGGTACTACGCTGCCGTTCGGTATCGCCCGGAGCGCGCTGGTTGCAGACGTGACTCTCGCCGCGGGCAACGCGCTGACCTATCAGAAATTCCTTGACGTGGAATCTGCGCTAGACCCCGCGTATGAGCAGAATGCTAAGTGGGTCATGGCCAAGCAGACGTGGCAGAACGCCCGGGCCATCGTCGGTACTGACGGTCGTCCGCTGATTCAGGAGCAAGCGCAGGCCGGTATCGGAGGTCGGCCCATGCGGACCCTGCTGGGTTACCCGGTCGTCATCGATCAGGGCTTCTCGGCGAACACGGTCCTGTCCGGCCGTTCCGCCGTCCTCGGCGATTTGCGTGAGGCGTACGTGATCCGCCGCGTTAGCAACCTGGTGGTGTTCGTTAACCCGTACAGCTCTGCCGGCTCGGGGCAGGTCGAGTTCACTGCCTGGGAGCGCGCGGATGGGGTCGTGCAGAACCGAAAGGCCTACAGCCTCCTCGCGAACAACGCCGTGTGATCGCCGTGAAGACGATTGCCGAACTGGCGCAGAGGGAGCGGGACCTCATGGCTGAGTTGGCCGAGGTTCGGGTGGAAATCTCGGAGCGTGCCGGCCAGACCGATCCGGAGCCGGAGCCGGTCAAGGCTGCGCCTGAGCGGAAGGGGAAGTAGTCCGATGCCGTGGGCTCCTATGTACGTGACCGTCGCTGAGGTGAAGTCGTATCTTCGGATTGACGACGCCGTTGACGACGTGTTCATCGCGGCGTGGGCTGCCACGGTGTCCCGCAACGTCGATGACCACTGTGGGCGCCAGTTCGGCCAGACGGCCGGACTGGAGCCGCGGGAGTATCCGACGTTCTACGACCGGCACCTTCGCCGGTACGTCGCGAACATCGACGACGTGCAGGACGTGACCGGCCTGACCGTGCTGGACAAGTTCGGCACGGCGGTGGCCGGATTCAGGCTCGGCCCGGTCAACAACGCCTCCCGGGGACGGCCGTTCGAGACCATCACCGCCGAGCGGGGCGGCCCTTGGACGGTTACCGCCCGATGGGGGTGGACCGCCGTTCCGGATGCGGTCCGGACCGGCTGTTTCTTGCAGGCCGGCCGTCTCGCCGCCCGGCGGGACAGCCCGTTCGGGATCGCCGGGTCGCCACGGGAAGGCTCCGAGTTGCGGCTGCTTGCCCAGCTCGACCCGGACTTCCGAACCTCGCTGAAACCCCTCGTGCGGGACTGGTGGGCGGCGTGAACCTGGATGATGTGGCGGAGGAGATCCGCACGGTGCTGGACACCATCACCGGACTGCGCGTGCCGCCGTGGGGCGTGGAGAGCGTGCAAGCGCCCGCGGCCCTGGTGTCCCTTCCGGGCAGTGTCGACTTCGACGAGACGTACGGCCGCGGCAAGGACCGCTACCCGGACATGGCTGTGGTGGTCCTGATCGGTCAGCCGGAGGCACGCACGGCCCGCAAGGCCGCGGCGCGGTACGCCGCCGGCGCCGGCCCGGTCAGCATCAAACAGGTTCTTGAGGCTCACGCGTGGGTGTCGTGTGAGGTGTTGACGGTCACTTCGGCTGAGTTCGACGGCCGGGCTGAGTACGCAGGGGTTCCCTACCTGGCTGTTGTGTTCAATCTGGACGTCATCGGAAAGGGAGCGTGACCTGATGGCCACCTCGCACGGCAAGCTGACTCGCATCACCGTCGCGACGCAGAACGTCTCGGCGTTCGTGAAGAACAGCTCACTGGAGAGGGGTGCGAAGACTCATGACGTGACCGGCTACGGCGTCGATGACGAGGTGTACGCCGGGGGGCTTCGCGGCCACAAGTTCAGCATGTCTGGCGTCTACGACAACACCGTCAGCACCGGCCCCCGCAACGTCCTCAACAGTCAGGTCGGCAACGCCCTGCCCATCGTGCGTCAGGTTGAGGGGTTGGGCACGGGCAAGCCTCAGGATGCGTTCAGTGCGATCCTTGAAAAGTACGTCGAGACGAACCCGCACGACGAAATGGTCACCTGGTCTGCTGATTTCCAGGTGTCCGGCCCGGTCACCTCCACCAACCAGCCGTAAGGGGCATCTGTCATGGCTGCACTCTCCCCCATTGTCGCCACTCGCGGCGGAGTCCTCACCGCCGGCGCGGCGGTGGCCGGGTCGGACACCATCAGCGCCGGCATCCTCGGGCAACTCGGCGCGTTCCTGGAAATCATCAACGGCAACGCTGCCTCGGACAACGTTACGATCTCCGACGCGTCCGTCACGCCGACCGGCGCCGCGGCCACACCGGTAGCCGCGACGGTCGTCAACGGCACGTCGCGAGTGTTTAAGGTCTTTCCGCAGATGGCCGACCCGGCTACCGGGAACGTCACTATCACGCACTCGGTGACCGCAACGATCACCTACAAGCTGTTCCAGCTGGGCTGAGGAGACACCATGACCAACCTGACCCGTGAGCAGATCTTGGCCCGCAAGATCGGGCGCGGCTCGGCGACGCTGCCTGACGGCTCCACGGTGGGCATTCGCGGCCTGACCCGTGACGAGGTGCTCGTCAGCCACGAGCTGGACGGCCTGGCCGCCGTGGATTCCTACTTAATCTCGACCGGCATGACCGACCCGAAGATGACTCCGGAGGAAGTAGCCATGTGGGCGGCGGCCGGCGACGCGGGTGACCTGGTGGCGGTGTCGCAGGCGATTGCGCTGCTGTCCGGCCTTGATGAGGGTGCCGGGAAAAGCAGCGTGGCTTGAGTTCGAGGGAGATCCTGAACTGGAGTTCGAGTTCTCCCTTGCGGCCGATCTGGGCATGACCGTGGCCCGGCTGCGGGCGGAGATGACCCAGCAGGAGTTCGTGTACTGGACCCGGTTCCACATGCGCAGGAACGCCCGCGAAGAGATCGAACTGGCGAGGGTGAGGTGACGGCGTGACCGCGACGATTCGCATCCATGGGCTCCGCGAGTTTCAGAGATCGCTGCGCCGGATGGACGCGGCCCTGCCCAAGCAGCTTCGTCTCGCCCTGAACCAGGCCGCGGAAGAGGTCATCGACTACTCCGCGGCGAGGTTCCCCCGGCGTACCGGGGCGGCGGCGGCCTCGTTGAAGGCGCGTTCGACGCAGCGGGAGGCCCGGGTTGGGCTGGGTGGCCGCAGGGCCCCGTACGCGCCGTGGCTCGTTTATGGCGGCGCCGTGGGTGTCAACCGGTCGGTGACGCGGCTGTTCGTGCGTGAGGGCCGAGACTTCGGGCCGTATGCGGCCCTGGACGCGCGGCGCGACCGCATCGAAAAGATCCTGTCCGATGCGCTGGCGCAGTTGGGCCGTGACGCCGGTTTGGAGGTGACGTAGTGTCAGGCAACAAGGTCGTTGTGACGTTCGCCGGGGATACCAAAAAGCTCACCTCGGCGTTCGACCGGGTGGGCCGATCTGCGCGCAAGATGTCTGACGACGTGGGCCGGGAGACCGAGAGCATCGGCAAGACCGCCAGCAGGGCCGCGGTGGTGGCGGGGGCGGCCATCGGCGCGACTATGGCACCCGCTCTCGGGGCGGCCCTGGCCGGTGGTGTGGTGCTCGCCATTGGTGGCGGGTTCCTCGCCGCTGGAATCATGGGGGCCGCGAGGGACCCGGCAGTGAAGACCGCGTTCGGTGAGGTGGGCAAGGCCGGCCAGTCAGCCCTAAAATCGTTCTCCGAACCATTCAAGGGCCCACTGATCCGGGCGGCGGCCACCTTCGCCGGCATGATCAAGCAGATGCAGCCGACCCTGGACTCCATCGGAGCCGCACTGGCCCCGGTGATTGACAAGCTTGCCCCGGCGCTCGCGCAGATGGCGACCAACGCCCTGCCCGGCATTGCCGACGCGGCCAAACAGTCCGCCCCGGCGTTCGAGGCTATCGCCGCCGTACTACCGAAGGTCGGTACGTGGATCGGTCAGGTAGTCACGCAGATGGCGGAGTTCGCGGCGTGGGGTGTCAGGAACGCGGACACTATCGGGCAGATCATGTCCGTACTGCTACCGGTAGCCGGCGTCGTCCTGGCCGTGGTGGCTGCCATTAAGGTGTGGATCGCCGTACAGACCATCCTGAACGTGGTCATGGCCCTTAATCCGATTGGGCTGATCATCATAGCGGTGGCTGCGCTGATCGCGATCATAGTCATCATCGCCACGCGCACGACGTGGTTTCAGCGGCTCTGGAAGGCCGCGTGGGGTGGCATCAAGTCTGCCGCGTCGGCCGTGTGGGACTGGTTGAAGAAAGTCCCCGGCTGGATCGGAACCGCGTTCGCCAAGGTCGCCAACTTCGTCACCGCCCCGTTCCGGGCTGGATTCAGCGCCATTGCTGGACTGTGGAACCGCACTATCGGATCGCTGTCCTGGGCAGTCCCGTCATGGGTGCCGGGGATCGGCGGGAACACCATCAGCGTTCCGAAACTGCCCACATTCCATTCTGGCGGCGTCGTGCCCGGCGTCATTGGCACGGCCGTGCCGATCATGGCTCAGGCAGGGGAACGGGTGTCCGGGATCGCATCGCGCGGCGGTAGCCCGGAGGTGGTGTACGTCCGTGGTGACGGCCTTGTTGACGCTCTTATTGAGGCCGTGGCCGCCCGGGTGTCTAGGCGCGGCGGAGCGCCCTCGGTGCTCGGATTGAAGGTGTGACATGCCAGTGCAGCCGCTAGTGGTTCAATTCTGGAACGGGGCTGCATGGAATGACCAACTGACCTATTCGGAATCTTCTTGCACGGTCGCCCGGGGCACGGACGGCGAATCTGGTCTCCGCCCGTCGAAGTACGTCATCGACCTGAACAACGACGATGACCGCTACGACATCACCAATCCCATGTCGCCGCTCTACGGGGTCGCTAAGCGCAACATCCGCACGAGGGTCCGAGTCAACGCGGTAACGCAGACGCAGGCTGAGGCGTCCGCGTATCGTCCGGAGAGGACCATCGATCACGTGCCGGGTGCGAGTAGGGGCATGGCGAGGTGTTCCCTGACCGCCGAAGGTGTGCTGCGCCGGGTGCTCCAGTGGGAGACGCCGCTGCACTCTCCTATCTACCGGTTCATCACGGGCACCTTGTCCGGAACGCTAGCCGGCTACTGGCCGATGGAGGATGGGCGCGGCGCGAGGCAGCTCACCAATGCCCTGGCCGGAGGGCAGCCCGGGGCGGCGGCGGGGGTGACGTTCGCCGTCGATCAGCACCCGGGCGGTTCGGACAACCTAATGCAGGCCAGCCTCACGACCGTCGCGGCGGGAGCGTTCACCGCAGGGGCGGTCAACCAGGGGTGGCAGTTTTGCGTGGCGGTAAGGCTGCCTGCGATTCCGGCCGCCATCGGGTTCCTGTCTCTGGCCACCTGGTACACATCGGACGGCAATCAATGGACACTCGATGTGGACGACAACGAATACCGGTTCACCGTGCGCAACGCCTCCACGGGGGCCATCCTGTTGTCTAGCCCTTCCGGGTTCGGTACCGGCGCGGAGCCGAATCAGTGGATCTTCTGGCGGATCAAGGCCAGCATCTCGGCGGGCACGGTGACCGTGGAACCATCGTGGTATCCGGAGGGCGCGCCGGTGCTCTACGGCGTGACAACTACCTTCGCAGCCGCGTCGCTCGGCTACCTGACACGATGGCGCATCACTGGGAACGTGAACATTAACGGGGCCTGGTATGGGCATCTGTATGCCGTCAAGGGAGTCACAGACGACCTGCAAACGTTCAGCAGGCTCGCCGCCTCCAACGGGCACCCCGGTGAGCTGGCTGCGAACCGGTTCCTGCGGCTGTGCGACGAAGAGAAGATCAACCGGACCCTGGTGGGGTCCGCCTCGACCACCATGCCGATGGGTGTGCAGCGGCCGGCGACGTTCAGGCAGCTTCTAGACGAGATCATTGCCACCGAGGATGCGCTGATCTACGACCAACGGCTGAATCTGGGTTTGGAGTTTCAGACTCGCAACGCCCGGTACACCCAAGCGCCGGCGCTCGCCATGAACTTCCCGACCCACGTCGTCGGGTATGACAAGATCATTGATGATCTTGGCGTGAAGAACCTAGTCACGATCTCGCAGGCCAATGGCGGCGAGTACGTAGCCGAACTCAAAGCCGGCGCCCTATCCACCCTGGCGTCACCGGCTGGTATCGGCGAGGCAAAGGAAACCTACAATGTCAACGTCTCCACGGAAACCGCACTGCCTGACCTAGGTTCGTGGTACCTGAGCAAGGGCACCATCGACCGGGCGCGCTACGCGAGCATCATGCTCGACCTACTGGCGCAGCCAGGGCTTATCGCCGCCGTGGAGGGCATCGAACCCGGCAAACTCATCACGATATCCGGCCTGGAGAAACAGATCGTTCCGCTGATCGTGGTCGGCGTGGTGCAGAAAATCGGTCACGTCACTCGGACTGCCGAGTTGACATGTCTGCCGGCGGACGTATACGACATCATGATCTGGGACATCGCCGGTGAACGCTGGGGGGCGCTGACCACAACGACGGCGGGGAATCTCACCGCAACGGACACATCAGTGGCGTTCACCTCGACCGACCCGGGTGACAGCTGGCTGACCACGGGCATGCCGTTCCCCATCGTGATAGGCGGGGAACGGATGACCCTGACCGCGATGACCGCAGCGGCCGGAGGCGGCCCGTACACTCAGACTGGCACCGTCGTCCGGTCGGTGAACGGCGTTGTCAAGACGCACGCAGCCGGTAGCCCAATCCAGGTGGCCGACGTGGCTCGCTGGGGACTGTGAGGAGATATCAATGCCTATCGCGCCAGGACAATTCGCCCTGGCCGCCGAAGTCCAGGTAGCCGCATACCCGGTCGGCCGGATGGTCCAGGCCGTGGCGCAGTCCATTCCTGACAACGTGGCGACTGCGCTCACCTTCACGGTTGAGGAATTCGACACAGACGGCTTTCACGACAACGCCGTCAACAATACCCGCATCACGGTTGTCGCCCGGCCGGGCTACTACGAGTTCCGGGGATGCTACTACTCGGCTGCTCCGACGACGCTGGTGTCAATGGATGCGTTCTTTCGGAAGAACGGGGTAACAAGTATAGCGTCGGGAGACCGAGGCAACGACGGAGCAATCGCACAGTCCAAGTCGGCTTCCTGTATCCAGCTGATGGCGCTCAATGATTACGTGGAGTTTATGGCGTTGCAGGACTCGGCTGCGGCCGTCCTGACTAACGTGTCGTCCAGGTTCACCAGCTACTTCGAATGGAAGTACCTACGACCGCTGTAGGAAGGGAAGGGATCATGAGCAGATTGACTTGGCAGGCCGTCGCCCTGATTGGCGTCATCGCAGCCGTGGTGGTGGCTATGGCCACGCTGACCGACTGGGGTTCTGGGGAGGTGCTTGCCCTGGTCGGCATCCTCGGCGGCCTCGGCGGAGGTGCGGCCGTCGCCGGTGGTGTAGCTGGGGGGGTCGATCAGCTGCGGGTTCAGACGGAAGCGCAGACGACAACTCTGGACACCGTAGCCCGGCGGGTCAATGGAGATCTGGACGCGCGGATCGACGCCGGCGCCGACCGGGCCGCAGCAAAAGTCCTCGGCGTGCTCCGCGACAATGGGGTAGTCCCGTGAGCTGGGGCGGCCTTAATCCGGCCCTGACCGCGTGGCGGAACGGGATCAATCAGCGGTTCCCGAAGCGAGGCACGCTGTCAGACGGCGCCCGCGCCGACAGAGTGCACAGCTCGAAGTCCCAGCATCAGCAGGATCAGGACGGCACGGTCGACGCGTATGACGGGGACGTGAACTACCTAGGAAGCGACAACCCGAAGGGGACCAGCACGGAACGGGTCATCCTGAAGGCGCTGAAAATGGACTTTGAGGCGGACCGGCGGGCGCATCTGTGGATCTCTAACCGCAAGATAGCAAACGCGAAGATCGACAGCTGGCGCGAGCGATACTACGCCGGGGAGTCCCCGCACAGCGAGCACACGCATTGGGAGAGTGAGCCGGCGCACGAGAATGACGGCCGGCCCTGGAAATTCCCGCACACAGACGCGCTTATGCAGCGCCTGAACGGAGACGAAATGCCCACGCCGAAAGATCTCCTCGACTTCGATGACGTACCTAACCTCTACTCCGACGCGGGCGACAACCCGAGGGTCACCGTCCGGACCGCACTGAAGGCGGCGCTCGCCGCGGACGTGCGCACGGTCGCTATCTCGAAGCGGCTGGTGGAAGTGGAAGATCAGGTGCGGTTGACTAACGTCAAGCTGGATGCCGTGTTGGCCGCGCTCGCCGATTAGGGCAAGCGCGGCCCCGCCCCGCGGCCCACCAAGATTAAGCCGGCCGATGCTGCCCGTAACTGGTGCGGTGGACACCGCGGACACCGCAGATGCACAGGGCGCCGAACGGGCGCGGCCTAGGTGCCGGCGGAAGGTGCCTGACGGGCACCCCGTCGCCGATGCGGACCAACCGCTCATCGGCTCCGGGCCGGCTCGGGACGACCGGGACCGCGTACACGGCAAGGTTGAAGCCGATCTCGGCCATCATGGCGTTGGTCCCGGGGTCGGAAACGGCGTGATCCAAATGCCCGGCGCGGGCACCGTTTCACGCGCGGACTGCGATCCGGCGGCTAGCAGCCCTAGGCCGGCGCAGATCAGGGTGAAGATGGAGACAAGCATCAGCACGGAGCCGAGCGTGGTGAGGTGGTAGCGCCACCCGGTGTGCCGGCTCACTTGGCCAGCATCGTGACGGTGACGGACGGCTCGGTCATCTTGGTGGGCATTGGATCGCCGCGGTCCGCGTAAGCCTTTTTGACCGCTGCGGAGTCCACGATCTCCCGTGGGGTACCGGTGCCCAGTACCCAATCGCCGTACGTCCCCGGCTTCTCCTTCTTCACCTGTTCCTTCAGTGACTCCCACGTCTTGGCCAGCTTCCGAAGCTCCCGGGACCGCGCGTCGTAGTCGGCCAGCAACATACTGACCCGGGTGCGTTGTTGAGTCTTCGTCTCTCGCGGCA